CACTTATTTCTGCAGGTGTGTAGGGTCTAGCTCCTCTTGCCATTTGGTATCCTCCATCCTGCTAACCCAGCTATAGCACCTACTATCATGGTTCTAAATGTCCCATTAATTCCATAATACATTGCTGCTATTTGAACGACAACTAACGACAAAATAGCGACAATTACAACCTTATTAGTTTTCATTTTCTACCTTCCATTTCAGCTTTTGTATCATTAGGTTCCATAGCTTGCTCTTGTTGAACTTCTGGAGCCTGCGCTTGTTCTTGTTGTTCTGGCTTCTCAGTTAGCATCTCATTTTGTATGATTGCTGGGAATTCTAATTTAATAACCAGATTTAATTGACTTAAAAATTGTTCCTCTATTTGTAGTTGGTCTTCTTCTGTATTTCTTTGGAAGGCCATAAATGCTATTTTGACACTAGCTTCTGTTAGATTTTTTGAACTGCCTAGAACTATTGAAGGAATGCTACAAGCCTGAAAGAAGTAATCATTTAGTGTATCTATCCAAGCTAATGGATTTAGTGAAGCATTAGCAGCAGTTGCTACCATCTCTGGTACTACAGCACCTTTAGGAATGAATAGGTTCTCTCCCTCTTTCCTTGCTGAATTATACTTTCTCTTAACTTCATTTATCTTTGTAGTATCATCAGTATCTAAATGGAAAATAAATAAGGGTTCTACATTTCTGTGGAGAACTCTATTCCAGTCAGCCATAGCTTGATTACGATATAAGATTATATTTTCTATTGCTGGGATAATGCTTGTTCCGTGAATTTGGTCTGCTACTCTATTCCTACACAGATGAAATATCTCCTCTGGTTGGAACTTCTGAATTGATTTCTTAATCTTGTTTCTTTGTTCGTATCTTAGAATTCTACCCTTTCTATCTGAAACTATCCTTATTACCCCAGGGTCCAGAGGTTTTAGATTGATTAAAATACCTTTATCATTTGTTATGATTTCCGCAAAAGCATCCCCAGCTATTATTGATGTTCTAATCATATTTTCTATAATTGTATTGAATGTATCTTTACCCCATCCTTTTACTGCATCCAGGATTAACGTTGTTTGCTCATCTGCTTGATAACCTTTACCTACAGTCCATGTTGCTTTTGCATTCACAGCTGCGTGAAGTTCTGGTATTGCACAATAGTAGCCAAACCATTGAGACCAGTCTACTATATCATAATAGGTTTCTTTCTGATCTTGTGAGGCATCTGTTTGTTTGCTATCAACTGAGAAATCTAATTGAGTGTTTGTACTCGTTTGCAACTTTGACATATCTGTTTCTGGCATTAGAATAATTGACCTCTCTTATATACCCACCATTTCCAATATAATGTACCTGTTGTTAAACCTCTTAAAGATATCCTTAATTTTTTTGTTATTACATCTTCTTCTGTCAAAGCCCAGTCTCCATCAAATGCAGATAATGATGTTCCTATGAGTTTATATCCAGCACCCTTCAAATCAGCCCTTCCAGGGTTACTCATTATTGTATATATTTCAAATACATTTATACATTTTGAATTTATACCAGTCCCTAAATTTGATGTAGCATAACCACTATTATCAGTAATTCTTATACTAGGGCTGTTATTTGATGAATTTGCTGTGATTACTATAACTTGAAAATCATCATCAATATTCATATCTCCTTGTGCTATATTAAAATAATCTAATTCATGGTCTACACCTGATGTAGTTTTTCCTGACCCAAATTTTAACAATTTTGATGCACTAGCTTCTGCTCTTATTCTTTCTTCTGTGTCTGGGTTCATACCATCCCCTACTGCTCTTGAATAAGGGAATATACTTGGTACACTTGGAACAGTCATATCCAGTCCCCCATCATTTGTTCTATTGGCATTATCTTTCCTTGGTGTCTATCTTCAAATGTAGTAGCTCTTCCACTTGTTATACTCTCTTCATTCAGGTTCATTCCTTTGAACATTATAATTGCTAATAGTCTACCCCACTTACCTACTCTTTGTTTTTTGTTAATTAGTAAATCTACTTCTTCCCCTTCTATTAAACTCTTTAACCATTCTTTTGCTTCTTCTCCACCTTCATTCATTTCAGGTGCATTTGTATTTAGCATTCTAACAGGGAAATCAAAATCTCTCTCATGCCACATTACCCTTATTGTATCTCCATCTATAACTTTAACAACCTCAACTCTTAGGTCTTCTGTTATTTGTTTGTGAGGACTATCTAAATAATAGAATTGCATCTGACTATTTGTCAGTTCTGGGAATTTCTTAAAATCATGTGGCATTTTTCACAAAGGTCCTATTTTTCTCATCTCTTAGGATGGATAAATCTCTTAATACAGAGTCTCTTCTTACATTTATTACATCTTCTGCTTCTACTCTTGAATTGTATGAACCCATATTATAGGTTACTAAATCTATTGCTACCAGATTTGATACTATGTTAGATATTAAATGTTTCTTACAAGAGTTTAGAGTTGCATAGTTTGTACACCAGTTTTCTCTTGACATATCATTTACTACAGAAGTTGCTCCTGAAATTAGATAGTCTATTGTGTTTGTTCCTAATCCACCTTTTAAACCAGACATTCCACTATAGAAGTTTTCATCTACACCTTTGCCTGCTTTGAATATACATAATCCGCTTGATACTATGTTACTCACTTATCCATCTCCGCTAGCATACCTTCTACCTTTGCTAGTTCAGCATCTAGTTGTAACCTTATGTGTTCTAGTTGTGTTCTAGAGAATAGAGTTACATCTTTCTTTGCTATCTTAACATTGTCTCCATCAACTTTAATTATTTCTATCTCAATCATTCTTTTATCCTAAGCTATATAAATATTTAAACTTTTGTTTCTCATACACCATGCTGCTCTGACTAATGCTTCTGCTATATGGTCATATTTACCAAATAGTTTTATTCTTCCCTTGTCTGTGTATTCGTATTGAATTGATTTTAAACTCAATAGAATTTCTGGGTCCTCAAATAATTCTAAACCATTAATTTCCATTTGATGTAATAAGTTATTGTATAGGTCTTCCTTTAAGATTTTCTTTCTTCTCGGTGGGTCTTCATTATCTATTGATCTTGAAGCATTGTTTATAGCCTCTACCTTTCTTCTTGTTTGTACATCAATTAACAGAGGGTCAAATACACCAACACCCATACCACCATCATCTATGTATATCTTTTTGTAGTTGTATTTCTGGTCTGCTTTTTTAATTCTGAGTATTGTTTCTGTTATCCTAGACTCTGTAGAGATATCCATATCTATTTGTTTTAGTCTGTCTCCATTCTTTGAGACTGAGAAGAGAACTGTTTGGTCCCCACCCATCCTAGCAACATCTACACCTAAAAAGTTATCTCCCTGGGACGAGGAAGCGAACCCATTAAGAGACATTACCTTTTTGATTAGTGCTGTTGAAAAGAATTGTCTCAGCTCATCAATGAACTCACCCAGATATTCCTGGGCATATTGCACCTTACTCATTCTTGCTTTTTCTCTATCTAAGAACTCTTGGCTTTTTCTAGGACAATCTTCTGAAGATACATGGAATGCTTTGAAAGCAGGGTCACTAAAACATCTGTAATAATATCCTTCTTTTCCGTGAGGTGTTGATAATAATATAATTTTACCTTTGGTAATAGCAAGCATCGGTGTAACTGCAGTCCACACTTCTTCCGGAATGAATGCCGCCTCATCTGCAATAAGAACATCAATTGTATAACCCCGGATACCATACCCTGTTAATCCAGTCGGCAAACAATAGATGACTGAACCGTTTGTAAGCATTACTTTTGATTTTGTTGGTCTCCATCTTCCTCTCTTTACTTTATTTTTATAATTGTCAGCTAGGTAAGCTAGTGTTTTTTCGAATAAAAGATAAGCTTGCCTTTCTACGGCTGCAATCATTAGTATAGTTTTTTTTGGATTTGCTACTGCATACTCTGCTGCCTTGATAGAGATAATGGTGCTCTTCCCTACTTGCCTTCCAGACCTTAAGCAAATGTTTCCCGGAGTCCTCATTACTTCTTCTTGCCATTTATCTAATTTCATACTCAGCCACTTTTAAATATTCTTGTGCAGTTCTATGAGAGACATTAAACTGTGACATTATTTCTGTTATGAAATCTTTTCTATTAATTTCTCTTTTCTCTGCACTACATCTTCTCATCATTGATTTGATTTTTTCAATGTGTTGAATTCTTAAACCATTCATAAGATATAGGTACACACACTCATATATAAAGTTGTGTGTGTTGTATCACAAACTTTCTAACCAGAAACCCAAAATATGCGAAAAAGAGCAAATGATAGCGCAAATCCAACTAAACAAAACCCAAAATAAAGGCTATCATGGCAGCCGACCCGAAGGTGTTCTACCCATGCATGTTATATAGAACACACACAACCATATGTTAAAGCACGAACAAATCTAATAAGATTTTCGCAGTAGCTTATATAGCAAATATTATAAAGAATTTATTATTTATTAAATATTATATTATAGAAAATATATGTTAAAAATTTGTCTCGGCTCCTACTTACTTCTATTTATGTTATTGTTTAAGACTCACTGATATTAGTAATGGGTATATGCTCATACATCCGTTTACGTCGCGCGTTGTCGTGAAGCGTCGTCCCCCCCCGGGGGGGGGCGAGGGGGGGGGAGAAAGGGCTATTAGTTAG